CACACCTCCCCAGATCTTCTCCGATCCGTACGAGATTCTCGATACCCACTTTCGTAGGTATTGGAAAAATCGTATGACATCGAGGAAGAGTCTGAAGAGAAACATGGAATTAGCTAGCCTCGTACTATACAGCAAGAGACTATTTCCTAAACTACCAGAATCTATTGTGGAACAGAAGATAGAAAAGTATTTGGATGGGCTTTCCCGTCCATTACCTGAGAAATATAATTGCTCACATCGGATAGAGGAAGAGATCAGGAACTCGGTTCAGGAACTAGGAGAGGAACGGATGGTCGCGGATTTCACCGTACCATTTGCTCCTTCCACCAGTTCTTGTTTCGAGAGTTCCCGAGCTAAGGGAGGGCTCCAGGGCTATGTCCGGGAGAACGTCCTTGACTCGGAATTCCGGAATCTCATCCTTTCTTACGAAGCGTGGAGGAGTGCGAAGCGGAGGTCCTCAAGTTCTTCGATCCAGGTCTTATGACCTGGGACGGAGTGTGGAACGACATCCTCTCCAAACTTCTACAAACTGCGGAAGAAACCGAGAAGGAACAAGACTACTATGGCGCTAGGGTGGCCGGTATACCGGAACCTCTCAAAGTGCGGCTCGTGACTCGTCAGTCCTGGATTTTGGGTCTTTTGGGCCCTATCCAGAAGGCGTGGCACGGACGCATGAGAAAGGATCCTATATATCAGCTTATGGGGGGAGTCTCAGTGGGTCAGGCTATTAAAGGCTTGGTTCTCGAGAAGGATCAGAAGGTGGTTTCGGGAGACTACGCGGCCGCTACGGACGAGATCTATCTACGGTATACTAAGTATGCTGCGGAAAAGATGTTGGAAGTGACAGACGTGAAGCTACCGAAGGGCCTGGAGAAGTATGAACCCCTCATACGGAGGATCGCTATAGAGAGTTTAACTAATATTCAGGTGGTGGTTGGGCGTCGTCAGGTACCGGTTACCCGGGGCCAGATGATGGGCCATATCCTTTCCTTTCCCTTACTGTGTTTACTCAATCGTTCCGCCAGTTGTTGCGCAATACCTCGTGAGAGGTTTATGCGTATCAATGGTGACGATGTGCTCTTTCCGGCTAATGCCACGGAGTATTCGCTATGGAAGGCGAAGACAAGGAATGTAGGTCTCAAGTTTTCACTTGGGAAGAACTACTACTCCTCGTCGCTCGCCCTCATTAATAGTGAATTCTTCGTTCCATCAGGGAATGTTTGGATTCCAATGAAGGTTCCGAATCTCG